CCTCTTCTTCTTTTCAGCATATACATCCACTATCATATTTAACTTATTATTAATAAAAAATAAGTTTTAATACCAAATTTTACGCATTCAATAAAAATGAATTATGCAAATTATCGATAAACGCACTATAATTATAAATTTTATCTGGTGTTTTATCAATAATTGTTAATTTTCCAACGAGATTAATAAATAATTTTTCGTTTATTTGTTCGTAATTTTTGATGAGAATTTTATAGAAAGATTGGCAGAAGGTTTCGAGATCGAAGTAGCCTTTTTTAAGTCCTTCATCGAATATTTCAATTAAATAATTAGGATCTTTTCCCGATTTAATTTCTATAAAAAATTTTTCAATATATTCTAGATTTGGTATCCTCAATAAACTAAAATAATCATCCATGTTTTCCTTACACTTATGAAACTTAAATAACTGTATATAATTCAAAATCTTCCTCATATCTCCATTACAATAAACCATTATCACGTCTAATATTTTAGGATTAATTGCAATTTCTTCTTCCTTCATTATGGCATCAAGTCTACTCGAAATCTGGTCAATATTTAAATTAGAAAATTTAAATTTCGAACATCTTGACTGAATCGCTGGAATTATCTTACCCACAAAATTACATATAAAACAAAATCGGACATTCTCACAATAAGTTTCCATTATTCTTCTTAAACAAAATTGTGCATCATTTGTCATACTATCCACCTCATCCAAAATAATTAATTTGTAACCACTATTAAATAATGTTCGACAACTCGCGAATTCCTTAATAATTTTTCTTACCACCTGTATGTTTCTATTATCACTCGCATTTAACTCTAAAACCATCAAATTATATTTCTCTTTATAAATCTCTTTTGCCATAGCAATAATTGTTGAAGTTTTACCTGTACCCGATGGTCCATAAAATAAAAGATTCGGAAAATTCTTTTTCTCAATAAAATTATTTATACAAGCTAAATTCTTTTCCTCTAAAAATACTTCATTTATAGAATTCGGCCTATATTTCTCCACTAAAGTTTTCATTATCCAAAAATAATGAAAATCATTTTAAGCCACTTTAATCGGCAATTCAATATTCAATCTATCCATACAAAATTTATCCAACATACTATCAAATCTATTCCAACAATCATCACATTTATAGGATGAACCACAATTAATATTATTGGAAATAGTTTTCCATTTCAGACAATCAACATTTCGGTAGCAGTCTTGGCATTTAAATTTTTTTATTTTGGAGAATTGTTCTTCAGTTTTTTTCTGATGACTGCTGAATTTTTCAAGATTAATCCAGCAATTATCACATTTGTATTGTGACCCGTAGATGGGATGGTTGAAGTCTTCTTTCCATTTGATGGAGAAGACGTTGTTTGAGCAGTCGTGACAGTCAAATTTTTTGATATTTACAAAATTTGAGTTTTGGTTCATTTTTTATAATTTTTGATAAAATAATTTGAAATTCTGAACAAATTAATTATTCTAAAGTGGTCCTTCTTCTTCCACTAAAAAGCTTTCATTGACATCTTCAACTGCAATTTCCTCTTCTTCAAGTTCAGGCTTCAATTGTCTGAAAGATGCTATTTTCTTTCTTATAGCATCTGATACCGGCTTCACATCTTCATAAATTCCTTTCAAAATAATTTTTCCTCTCTTAACAATCCAATAAGCAGATCTAACTGACAAACTTTTGCAAATCTGATCTAAAGTTGAATCATCAAGGTCTCTTTCTTCAATTGTTTCTGTGTAAAAGATCTTGTAAAGGCTGCTAAATTCCTCATAGAATTTCTCAGCAAAGGGACCACTTGGATGCACCAAAGTATCTTTACCATTCGGTATCAACTTCAAATCATTCTTATTAATCTTTGTCGCCATTTTTCCAATCAATATCAAACAAAGAACCAAAGGAGCACTTGAAAAGATAAATCTTTCTTGTTCTTCTTTGATGGTTTCAATAAATTCGTTGCGATCGTTACCGATGGCGAGAAGCATTGTTTCGTATTTGCCGGTGGTGTAGGTGTAGTAGAGTACATCGACATCGGCATTTTCTTCAATAATTTTTTCAGCGAAAAAATTGACTGAATGGATATTGATATTGAAAATTTCAATGTTGTAGGTATCAAGCCAAGTAAGAATAGTATTTTGCATTTGTTGTGCGCTTTGGTTGTCTTCGTCGTTGAGGACGCATTGACAGAATTTTCCTTTTTCATCTTCGAGTTCGGAGACTCGATAATTAACATTTTTGTTAATTATTCTTTTCGCTTCCTTGCAGATTTCTTTAGCAATCCAGAATGGTATATCCGCCGGATAATTAAATTCAATTCTTTTCTGAAAACGAGTCGTCATATTATTAACTTTGTCTTCTCAACAAATAACAAAAAAATTAATCAATTTTTATTTTTCACATATTAAAAATATTGAAAATATATAAATAATGGAAGAAGATATCGATCCCATATATGGTTCCATAATTGATCCAAGGGAAGCATATACCATTGGAAAAACGAAATATTCAATTTATTCACTTTTTGAATGGTTTTTAACAAGAAAAATTTTTATTAATCCTATGAGTAATGATCAATTAAAGCAAGAAGAAATTAATGAATTATTAGAGCGATTTAAGGATTTTGATTTATTTCCGAAGATAGTATGTGAGAGGGTACCACCTTATAAGGTAATAATTATAATGGAGAAGTACAAATTGTATAAAAATACTATTCAGAAAAATAATGAATCAATTATAAAATTTAATAATTCAATAATTCATTTATATGAGCTAATAAATAAAGCGTTAAGAAGGAAGGATGAAGATAAGGGGAAAAAAATAGCTGAAAAACATAGTAATTTAATTAAAAAAATAGAGGGACAAATTGCAAAATTGGAAAAAATAAATAAGACAATCGAATTTAAACATGATGAAAATATAAAATTACTTACACTAGCATATAAAAAAAACTAAATATATTAACTATAATGGAAAACGAAATTATCGATGAATTTAATGATCGTGATAAATTACCCTTAATTGAAAAATACCGTCCCTTCACACTTGATGATATTGTGGGAAATAAAAATCAAATTATTTTTATGAAAAAATTTATTGAAACACAAAACATTCCCAATTTACTTTTAACTGGGGAGCCAGGTGGGGGGAAGACATCCGCAGTAATTGCATTTGCCAAAGAGTATTTGGGTCCATTATATAATGATTATTGTATGGAATTGAATGCAAGTGATGAGAGGGGAATTGAGGTTGTAAGATCAAAAATAAAGATATTTTCGCAGAGGAAGTCTTGTGCTGATAAATATAAGATTATTATTTTGGATGAGAGCGACAATATGACACCTACTGCTCAATTGGCTTTAAAACGAACGATGGAGCAATATGAGAATACAACAAAATTTCTATTTACTTGTAATAATATTGAGAATGTGATATCAGGAATTCAGTCTCGTTGTAAGATAATGTTTTTTGGGAAAATAGAGAGGGATGATATATTGGTTAGGTTGAGGAGTGTTTGTTTGAAGGAGAAGATAAAAATTACGGATGAGGCATTGAATTGTATTTTGGATTTAACGGAGAATAAGTCGGATTTGAGAGAAATGTTGAATAAATTGGAATTGGTTAAAGCCAATTATGGTGATGATCAGATTGAGGTTAGGGAGGAACATGTTTTTATGTTGTGTGATAAACCTTCACCATTATTGGCGAGAGATTTTTTGGAGATAATTAGGAAGGGTGAATTAAAGAAAGGGATTGATATAATAAATGGGTTGAAGAATGATGGATACCAAAGTTCTGATATATGTATTACGTTGAATAATGAGATAATAAATGGGGAAATGGAGGAAGAAGTTAAGAGAAAATTGATCGCCTGTATAGGAAATTACAATATGTATTTTTTGGAGGGAAATGAGAGTTTGCTTCAAATTGGTGGAATGATAATTGATATTTATAAAATCTTAAATTCGTAATACGTGTTATTATAAATTAAAAAATATTTTTTAATTTAATGGATTTTTATGCCACTGAAGAGGATGATGAACCATTTAAAGTAAATGAACAACGTTTTTGGAGCATTAGAACAATACCAAAATTTCTTTTATTTGGAATTCCTCGCATTGTCTTTATGATTGTTTTTTATATTATCATATTTATAATTACCCTATCATTTAACAAAGATAATATTAATTTTCAAAATAAATTTATTGGATATTGTGCAAGATTAAAATTGGAATTTTTTGGTTTTAAGGATATTGATATTGATGAAAAATCGTTTGAGATAATAAAAAATAGTAAAGCTCAAATTATTATTTGTAATCATTCTTCTTATATTGATTCGTTATTATTATTATATTTGATCCCAGAAGCTAAAATAATTGCATCGGATTTTGTAGGAAAGATACCAATTATAAATAATTTATTCAAACATAAATGTTTATATTTGACTTCTGATTTTAAGGGTAATATGACGGATTTAATTGCGAAAGAAATAGAGATGGGAAATAGGATAATTATTTTTAGCGAAGGTGTCTGTTGTCGTTCAGATCTTCTTATAAAATTAAGAAATGGAGCATTTGTACCAAAGAAAAATATTTTACCTATTTTTATAGATTATCCTGATAAAAATTATTGGGTAATGGGAGAAAATGATATGGTGATGCACGCAATGTGTTTATTAGCAAATAGACGAAATCGTATATTATTGAGGGCTTGCCCGGAATATGTGGTTGAAGAAAAGGATAATGATGTGAAACAATTTAATGAAAATTTCAGGAAATATTATGCACAGGAATTCAATATCAAACTCAGCAAAAAAAGTTATAAAGATCACTCATTCTACAAACAAAAAATAAAAAATATTCCTGAAAAAAAGTGATTTAAAAGAACTTAGATAAATAGGTGTAAGTAGATAAGACAATGTCATCGTTTCAAGAACTTCGCAATTTGGCCTTAGAGGCAAGAAGAGAAAACACAAATGATCGCCAGGATCGTTATATTAAGGCCAGAGATGAGGCCTTTGAGGTTTTAACTGATGGGATTATGGAGAAGATCACGAGTGCTGCGAAGAAGGGTAAATTTCGTTATGCTATTTATAGATGGACGAATCAGCCGCGTCATAAGCAGTCGGAGGAGGTTTCATCGCCGGTGGTGGTTGGAGAGGATGGCGATACACCGGAGGCGTCGCAGTTGATTTTTGGGAATGATGAGAGTGGGAAGAATGGACTTCATATTATGGCGTTGATTCAGCCAGTTGGCATTCCTTTTAATATGACTTTGGGCTATAAGCTTCATCAGTTTTTCAATGTAAGACCTGAGGGAGAGACTGGTCCATTGACAGAGGAGGAGAAGAGGGAGAGACGTGAGAATCAGTTGAAGGTATTTTTCCAGCGTCGTCCTGAGAATTTGAGCAAGTGTGCGATTTATGTGAGTTGGGAGAAGCAACATACGTACGATGGAAAGCGTCCTCAATCTTCGCAGTACACTCCTCGACAACCAAGACAGGAACAACCTGTTCAAGTTGAGCAGATTGAGAGACCTGTTTATACTGCAAGACCAAATCAGCAATCTCCGGAGAGAGTGCAGCGTGGAACGGCTCCATTAAGGGGGCGTGGACGTGGTCGAGGAGGAGCATTTGGTGCTTCTAGATCTTAAATTTTACTACATATGAATTAGTTTTACTACATATTATAAAAAACAATAACAAAAAATTTATGAATTTTTTGTTAAAAAAAATTGATTTATATTTTATTTATTGGGGATTTAAATTAAAATGGTATTTTCTTGTTTTTGTTCTTACAAAAAGTATTTGGAAGAAGATGTGTCAATTCCCAGACAACTTACCTCCGAAAAAATATTATCAATCAATAAAAAAATAAAATTGATCGATGAATTCAACAAAACCATTCACGAATGGGATTTAAATGAAAAAATCGTTGGCCAATGTCTTTGCAAAATGTACATTGTTGTTTGTACTGAAAAGGTTATTTTGGTGTATGATCAAGTGACATTTGAAGAAGTAAAAAGAATTGAAATGGATGAGACGATTTTATGTTGCTCGGCTGAAAAGGTGAGGAATTATTTTTATATTGGTTGCAAGTCAGGTTTATTGTATGTTTATGTCATACGAAATTTGGAAACGAAAATTTTGGTAACTGAAATATGGAAATTTTATTGTTTCAAGCCGATTTATGATATAATGGTACAAGTGGAGAGGAAGACTGGATTGATACTCGAAAGAAAAATTTTCGCCGGATTCTCCAAATGGGGTAACAAATCCCTTCAACTCATCTCAAATTATAAATTACTGACGACATACCGGACAATTATTCCTCAAATTCACCCAAACATTCACACAATCATAATGAAATCTATGCCCACAAGGTAACTCCGCCCACTCCTTCGTCTCTTTATCCATACAAATTGCACATTCCTCATTCGGTGCTTCAACATTTCTTTGAAGTTTTATTGGTAATATCACAATCGGATTTTTTTTTGTATAATAGAGATAAATAATATGAAAACTATTTATTGACATTGCAAACCCGATAAAAACATAAAGTGCAGCTTGAAAAATTAATATTACCAAAAAGGCAAGATACTCTCCCGGTTTTATATTCCTAAATTCAAAAAAAATATATAGGCTTAAAAAAATATATGAAAACATCTTAAAAGCATTGTAAATTTTTCTTAATCGAAATATAAAAAAATCATACTTCCAATCATCAAAACTTCCATTATTCTCAAACTCCATCCCATAATTCCTATATAATATTATCAAACATTTCATACTCATTAACTGCTCCAAAATATTCAAACACATCAACGATATTACCAAACAACTCAGTTTATATAATTCATTCATTGTAAGAATTGCATAAGTTGTTAAATATGAGCTCAAAAATAGCTCACTTATTATTGTTAAAGTTTTACAAGATAAAAACTGACTATTTATCCTCATTTTATTCTTAAACCTCCCTCAAATTTCTTTTTCAATTTTTTCGGCATTTCTATCAATAACAATATTTTTAAAAATTTAAAATATTATCAATATTTATTGTTGAAAATTAATCGGAAAAATTTATTTGAAATCTGAACTCATGGAAAATGTTTTGTTTTTTTTCTTTTTTTTGAAAGATTTTGCCCTGAAACTAATTTTACCATTTCCCTCCAAAATTCAACATTTTTATAAAAATATTTTGCATCGCCTAATTTTTTTCTTATTTTTCATTAAAATATTTATTGTTATCTTTACAATAAATAATTTGATTATTAAAATTTTCTTATTGATGAATATGCAATTTTATAAATTTATTTGTTTTGCATAGAAGAATTATTCGCCGAAGTATTGGTGCACTTTTGGGTGGACTTTTATTCTACTTGGGTCGAATTCTTCAATAAAGAGGCCTTCAAGAGTTCTGGCGCGGGAGAGGGCGACGTAGGTTTGTCCGAATTCGAAGATCCCCCTTCCGATATTAATTTTCACGTAATCGAGGGATTGTCCTTGAGATTTGTGTATGGTGGTGCACCAAGCATGGGCGAGTGGAATTTGTTTGGCGATAATGGAGGTAACGTTGGAGACTTCGAATGCATATTCGTGGTAGTTGATGGTTTCAACTTCATTGTTCAGAAATTTTACCATCGGAAAATCTCCATCAAATCCTATCACCACACCTCTCGATCCATTCACCATTCCCCTCTCCTGATCCAAATTCTTCAATAACATCACCTGCGCTCCAACACACAGCTGAATCGTTTTTTCATAATTATGTTCTTTATCAACTATTTCCTTGTATCGGTCAAAATCTTCTTCTCGCATTTTAGTGGTGCGTTCGCCTTGTATTTCATAGGAAACTTCATATTCAATTACGTCTTCAACGGGTAATTTATCAAATTCAGTCTTATTAATACGATCCACTGATTTTTTAGTGGAATAGAGCATGGTTGGAACGATTCCGGTGGATGTATCGGGTGATATTCCGACGCGTGAGTTGATGATGTTGATGGTTTCGGGGGAGAGACGGTTGACACGGACTTCAGAAAGTACTTTCTGAAAAACTGGATCTTTTTGTCTCATTATCTCCTTCAAAACAACCACCTCATGCACCACCTCATTCCATCTATCACTCTCAAAACAAAATCTATTATCCTCATCCATCTTCGATACCGGCGGCAATTGGTAGAAATCCCCTAACAATATCACCTGTATCCCTCCAAAAGGAGAAGTTGTAAAACGCACGCGTCTAGCAACTTCCTCAAATAATTCGAAAAAATTAGCATTCATCATAGAAACTTCATCGACAATTAATACTTTGCATTTCTGCCATTTCGTCTTTTTTGGCCAAGCTGCCAATATCTTCTCCGCCAAATAATCTGCCGGCTTATCACCAATTCCTAAGTTTCCCCAAGAATGCAATGTCTTACCATTGATTAAAACCGCTGCGGAACCAGTCATTGCAGTAACCGCGAAATTACGATTGGTACGTTCACAATTGTTCACAATTTTACGCACCAAATGCGATTTTCCGGTGCCGGCTTGGCCAGTAATAAGAATGTTTTTGCCCTCCAGAAACATCTGGTACGCAATGCTCTGATCTTCTGTTAAACCCGATATTTTCCTCGATGTGAAAAAACTCCTTAGGTTCTGCATAAATTTGCTTCTTCTTCAAAATACATCAACCAAATAAATCACTTTTTTACGCATATTATCTGATGTAATATTCATTTGTAATATGTGTTTTATTTGTTTTTACACAGGTTTCATATTCAACTAAACCGGAGTTTTCTTTACATTTTGTTTTGATTATAGGATATAATCTGATAAGTTCTTCTTTGAGCATCCATCCACGGTCAATATCTTTTTCGGTTATTATTTTGTTGTAAGATGCTAAAGAAAAACGACTATATTTCTGGTCAAAATCAGGATAAAAAAATGTTGCCCAATATTTCACCATACATTATATTTGAAAATAAATGGTTTAAAGAAATATAAATTATATATGGAAGGAAGATGAAGATATTTCAGCCACAGGTGGAGGATCAGGATGAGGGTTTTGCGACCAGTTTTACTTTTGACAATGCGGAGGAGCAGGCAAATTTTGCGGATTTTTTGAATACTATGGGAATTGGATTTTTGAAGTCTAAGTTTCCGGTGATTGAGGATGGAAAGGTGCGTTATCAGACTGGTTTTGTTGTACCTGGTCCACAGCCGGAGGAGGGAGAAGTGGAAGCAGAGCCTGAACCAGAGCCGGAACATGAGAAGCCTAAGGGAAAGAAGAAGAAGGGTGAGTAAATATAATTTTGATAATAATGAAAACATAAAAACATAAAAAAAATAAATAAAATTTGTTGATTTTATTTATAGGGATTCGAGGAATGTTTTGAGGAGGAGAATACCATAACTTTTTGGGATATAATTTTGCAAAGGTAACCCCCCAATATCAATATGTATCCAAGGACAAATATCATTCACAAAATAATTACAAAAAGATGCATTAACCATGCATCCGGCAGGGCATTTGTTATTAAAATTTTTTATATCAGCAACTTTTGATTTGAGAGATTCGACATAATTTTCCCATAAAATTAGGTAATCGACATATTCCCAGCATTTTTCACCAGCTTTTTGTAATTGCTCCATATATTTCTTTCCTTGCGAATTGCAGGGTAGCGACTGAACTGACATCGCAAGAAATATGAAATCTATTAGTGGTATATGTTTTTCCAAGATAAGTGTAGCAAGTTGTGAAATTCAACATCATACCTGTGCGGATTTATATCTTCAAGGGTGTAATTTAACTTTATTCAAAAAATTTATTTCCATATTTTTTTATGATAAAATAAAAAAATAAAATAGTCTATAATTTATGGCAAAGAAAACTTCAAAGAAAAAATCAAAAATGCAGAAAGGCGGACAAATGGATTTAATGAATTGGCCTTATGGAGGTACTGATGGGGACCCCATTACATTTTTCCAAGATTTAACAGGTATTATTGTCTATGGTATTAATACATTGGGTAATACAGCTGCAATTGCTTTAGATGTTGCGCAGTTACCTTATGATATGTCGGTGGCATTTGGGAAGAATGAGCCTAACCCGAGTGATATAAGTATTACGAATGAATTTAATATTGATTTTTAAGTAGATACGTTTGTAAAATCTCCTTTTATAATTTTCTCTATTCTTTTCTTTTTTACTTCCAACATTTCCCTATTCTTTATAAAATCAAAATCCAAAACAACCAAAACTGCCAATAAATAATTAAATTGAGTTTTTAAATACAAATCTTCTATAATATCTTTGGTATATCTACTAAGTTCATTGAGAGCAGTTGTACTAAGTGATGTGCTATTCTGTAATTGTTCGAGAATATTATATAACATTTCAAGTGATTTTTTGTAATTCGCATTTATTTTTTTAATAAATTCAAAATATTTCTTTCCTAATCTTTGATC